CACTTTGACCACTGCTCTCGTGAATCGAACCCCTTGCAGTCGGTTAGATAGCGTCAGTTGCTTGCATGTACGGGGTCCGATTCACTCGAGGCAAGTTACAAAGTTAAGTTGTCTCGGTAGAGGTGAAGCGTTCGCTTCACGAGGGATCTCTATACTGCGCCCCGTTGGTAGAGTTTTGCACTTTGACCACTGCTCTCGTGAATCGAACCCCTTGCAGTCGGTTAGATAGCGTCAGTTGCTTGCATGTACGGGGTCCGATTCACTCGAGGCAAGTTACAAAGTTAAGTTGTCTCGGTTACTGCTCTCGTGAAAAGCTTAAGCCACCAAAGAAACAATTGATACTTCGTGTTTAGATGTGCTGTCATAGTGCGATTTTAGAGCTATTTAAGAGCTAAGCGATCGCTCTAAAATCGCACCATGACAAAGGCACAAAAGATCGAAATTGAAAATCAAAAAAAAATCTTGAAGGACTGAGTATATTTTTTTTTGATTTTCAACTTCTCCAGAAACAATTGACTAAACTTTTGTTTTCTGCCACAAAAAAAATAGCAAATCATGCGGATATCGGGCATGAGAGCTATTTTTTTTGCGGGCCCATATAATCCATATAATTCGGAAGATTGATCCTTTTTTGAAATTGCCGTTTCTGTGAATATCAAAAACAGTTTAAAAAGACAAAGACGGCAAATTCAAAAAAGGCTCGTGACGATCGGAAAAATGCCAATTGAAAAATTTCCCATATCCATATAAATCCAATGATGCGTGAAGCGGGGGGGGTTCCTCTTGGCGGGGGTTCCTCTTGGCGGGGGGGGGTTCCTCTTGGCGGGGGGGGTTCCTCTTGGCTGTGGGGTTCTGCCTGGTGGTTTTTGGCTAGGCTTAGGCGGCCTTGCGGCCGCCCTTCTGGTTCACCAGTTTATGCGGTTTATGGGGTGGCTGCTTCCACTTCCACCAGCCCATCTTTTTAGTTTTAGGTCTTGCCACCACTTGGGTGCGATCGCCTTTACTGCGGTTTGGCTGGTTTCAGGTTGATAGGCAACTTGTTTGATAGCGAGGTTTTGACGTAGCCATGTTGCTGCACCTTGCTTGTTTGGGTTGACCATGATTACGACTTCACCGTTTTTGGCGGAAGCCCAAGCGATCGCGTCTAGCACGTAAGCGGGTAGCACTTCGGTTTTAACTTCTAGAAGGTTTAGTTGATGCATTGGTTTAGATGTTTTTTTTGGTTTCACTTATTAAATTATAGCAGATATCTGGTACAATTTAATAACAAATAAATCAATGGGTGCAAGTCATGATTAACAACTATTTAGAAATACTTCAGTATTGTAAAGGGTTTAATTTACAAACTTTTGGGTTTGGGTTTAAGCCTGATTTCTACAACAAATTCGACTGGGTACAAGACCAAAGACTAACCGACTACATCAGGAGGCACGATCGCGAGGTCGGTTTAGTAAGACTAGGCGGCGATGTTGGTTTGCATCGTGACAAAGACGTGAGCTCTAACGTAAAAATGATCGTTTTACAAGGCTTTTATTTTGAAATTAACGGGAAAAAATCACTTTTAAAAGGTGGTGAATTAATCGAGTTTAAGGGGACCGACCTGCATCAAGGGTGGAATTGCCACTGTCTAGTTATGTGGAATAGAAAGAAATCATGATCTCTCTACTTGTCAAAGTCCAAAAATCGACTTACTTAAAGCTTTGCATCAAAGCGAGAATACGTTAAGTAAGTCGATTTTTTTGGACTTTTAAGTATCTGTGAAAATCTAAATAAAATAAATTTACTAAAAAGCTTTGCATTGTTGTAGATATCTGCTACAATATATATAGTTCAAAAATGAACAAGAGGAAGCCAATCTCTTACCTCTGGCCTCCCCTCAGATCGAAAATCCACTCTCAACCTAAAGGGATCCTATCATGAACATCTCAACAAGCTCAACACCTGTAACTCTCTCAATCGCGATTGACGAGATCAACAAAGATGCCAAAGATCTTTGTAATCACCTCAGAGCCGAGACAGGTGATATCTATTATCAAAGCGATATCGAAGATATGATTTCAGACCTGCTTAGCGATTGCTTCGAGCAAATTGCCATCGAACTCCCTAGACTTCTCAAAGATGGGTCAGATCGTAGCAAATCTATCGATTTAAGCCTGGTCGTCAAACGTGCTCAATCCAAGCTGGTAGCAGTTGATAACGATCGCCTCGTTGCTGCTTAATTTCTAAACTTGCGATCGCCTATCCTATAGCGATCGCCTTCTGTAAACCTTACTCACTACTAAAAAATGGACATTAACGACGTATTGCCAACTCTTCAAAACGACCTCAGAAACGACGATCGCCAGTGGCGAGAAATCGACCAAGAAAGCTTTACCGAAATGCTGGAGTGCTTGCCACCTCTAGCAACGAACGAGCGTGGCTTTCTTTCTTCAGAACCTTATACGCACATAAACGAAGAGGGCGTTTATCTATCGTGCATTAAGTCAAACGGAAGATTTCTCGCAGCCTATCTAACCCTCGAAGAATTTAAAAAAGCTAACCATCGCTTTTTCTAAAACCTGCGATCGCCTATCCTATGGCGATCGCCTCTACTTCTACTAGAACCAATTACCAAATTAACCATCATGAAACTCTCAAATTTCCCACACGCGATCGCAACTGCACAGCAAAAACTTCTCAACCTTGGCAGAGATATCACCATCGTTCGGAATCAACTATTGCTTGAGGAAAATTCAATTGATCAAGCGATCGCATTCTCCTCTGACTTCAAAAACGACAGTCAGCGCAAAACCGCAAAAGCTCAAATGATCCAAGAGTCTGCATTGTATCAATCTCTCACTCAAAATCTAGCTGACCTCACAGACAAATACAATCGCGTTGATATCAATTTGCAGTTGGTTAAAAATAATTTTACGGTCGCAAAATTGGAAATGCGTGAACGTATTGCCAAGATGGAAACTTTAGTCGCCTAGAGTTTCCCGCTGCCAGCGAACAGCGTTAGCGATCGCGCATCAACAAACGTTTTTTTTGGAGACAAAACAATGGACTATCCGCTATTTACCGATGATGACGACAGACTTCTATGGCTAATGGAAATTCGCTCAACAAACACTAAACCGTCTCACGAATACCGATTCCTCAAAACCGAAAACGGAGCCGTAGCCAAATTGCCGCCCGAAATCGTGATCAAAAAAACTAATGGTGAAATACCGCCCGACTGCATTCGCGTCAAAGTAAGCAATGTATTGCATGACATTTTACAAAAAAGAATGAATAAATAAATTCCTATCACTGCGATCGCTACTAAAACCATGTAGCGATCGCCTATCAACTACTAACAAAACGAGGATTTTAAAATGGCGCGTCAAACAAGTGGATCAGGATTCTCAAGCACAACCCATATCAGAGTCGGCGAAAGAGAATTCGCAAACGTTGAACTACTCTGGCAGTCAACATTTAACGAAGGAGAACTTAAAGAGCTTATAGGAGATCGGTGTTTTTGGTTTGACGATCTAACAGTTCGCTTTCCCGACAAACACAATGGATCATGCAGCTTTGTGGAAGTGCAAAAAAGAGTGGTAAACGTTGGACACCCAAATAACTACCTCAGCTACAGGTTTAAAACAAGAGGAGAAGCCCTCGCATTTGCCGACAAAACAAATAAAGAATGGCTAGCCTTTGACGACTCAGCAGAAAATTTTATTGACTATTTGCAGAGCTAATATCCAACAAAAAAGATCGCTACTAGAACCATGTAGCGATCGCCTATCCATTCCACTCTCTACTAAAACAATGATAAGAAAAAGACTGAAAAGAGTAGTAATGATCGTGGACGATCGGATCACGATCAGGACACCTCACGGAGACATAAAGCTAGTTGTCAGAGAAGGAAGCGTTGATTCGTATGCTCCAGAAAACATGAATTTTCACAACTTCATAGACAGAGGAAAAGTTTGGCAATAAGACGACTATCCAATCAAGTGCGATCGCTACTAAAACCATGTAGCGATCGCCTGTTCAACCCATTCCCTACCTGAACGTCATGAAAACCGACAACGACGAGTTTATGCGGTCGCATACTGCGAATCCATCAAATCAATTGGCTCTCAGTTTTGACGTTCCAGTGGAGGAAAAAGCAGAGCGTGCTAAAAATCCTGAGTTTGAAAAATTTCTAGCTGAACTTCGACAAGAAGCTAAAGACATCCTAGATATTGCTAACTCTCTATCTGGCGATAAATTTCAAAATCAGAAAGAGATCCCCAACGACATTCTAGCGATCGCTGTGGGTGAATACCACAAAAAAAACAACATCGTCAAAATTGAAATAGCAAGGACACCCAACAGCAAAAAATCCAAGCCTTACAGCCCTTGGTCAGACGATCGCAAGCATAAAGACAGGCTTAGAAAACTGCATATCAGACTTTCTAAAAAGTGGTGTATTGACGAGCTAAGGTTTACAGCGCTTCTTGATGAATGCGCTAAAAACCCCCAATACTTTGGGCTTTGCATGTTGCCAAATGCTGGCGATCGCTGTCCTTGCAGTTACCCTTCGCCCGCAACAATTGCGGCTCGTCAAAAAGAAATGTTATCGAGAAATTAAAACCATGAAAGACAAATCACTAGGACTAATTCTGTTCGCGCTCAGGGAACTTCAAAGCAACATCCAATATGCTCCCGATCAAATACTGCGATGCTTGCGCGATGACTTTGGTGTCAATATTGCAACTATCGATCGCCTCTATGAGGAAATAAACGAGCTTGCCGAGACTCTTAACTGTGGTGGTGAAAATGTCTAATCTTGTCAAATCAGAATCAAGTATTGTTGCCAAAAATCTTGATGAAACGTTGCTGGCCAAAATCGTTCAGTCTGGGAACTTGGCTTATCTGTCAGAAACAGAAAGATTAGTTTATTACTTCTCATACTGTCGCCAGCTTGGGCTTAACCCTATGTCTCGCCCATTTGATTACATCGATGAGTACAAAGACGGGAAGTTAGTAAAAACATCCTTATACCCAAACACGATCGCCGCTTCTCAGTTGCGAGATTCTAGAAATGTTTCAACCAAAATCTTAAAAGAAGAAATCTTGCTAGATGGTGAAATTTATTCTGTTTTAGTTGAGGCAAAAATGGGAGGCAGATCCGAACAAGCGACAGGCAAAGTCGGCATCAAAAACCTAGACTGTAAAGCCAAAGCCACGGCTATGAAAAAAGCTGAGTCTCAGGCAAGGCGCAGAGCCACACTTGCAATTGTTGGGCTTGACGCGATGGGCGAAGGCGATAATCGCTCATCAGTTTCCGACATGCCCCCCGACTGCTGGACACCCGATCTAGATAACAAATTGACTGCGATCGCTACCCCTCCCCAAATAAGGCCTAACTGGGATGAGTTCTATACAAAATTCTGCAATTGCCACGATCGCTGTGAAACCGAGGAGCAACTAGATAAATTAATCAAATGGGCTTTCGCTCATCCAGTCTACAAAGCTTATCCAGAACACCACGATCTTATTGAAGCCCACCTTGCGATCGCTCAAGAACGAGTTGCATTCTAAAGCAAAGCCTTCCACCCCGCCCACCCACCCTAATGATTGGCGCTTTAAAAAGCGCCAATCCAAAACGCCCAAAATTAGCGCACGCACAGGTCGATATAGTTTTCGATCAAAAATAACCAAACCTTGTGTATAATTTTTCTTACACAACTATACTTTACTTTTATGCCAACTATAGAGAAAAAATCGGCAGCACAAAAAGCTATAGACAAACAACTCGAAGCAATAAAAGATCAAGCGATTGAACTTTGGGGCGACGAGTGGGAAGCTAGACTCTGTAATGCTTACGAGCAAAAAAACGGATACAAGCACAGATCTAAAAACAGTAAAGTGAGAGCGTGGTTTGACGGCTCTTACAAGCCTACGCTTTTGAGCTTTAACGAGTTATTAATTGCTACAAATTGCGAAATGGAAATCATGTCACGTAAAAAAATTCTGTCAGGAGCAACTTATGTTTGAAGTTTATACACTTTCAACGCATTGCAGTGTAGAGATCTCGCAAATGGCGGGAGTGCTAGGCGGTATTTGTGTTGAACAAACCGAAAAAGCGAAAGGATTCGAGCAAAGGTTTCAATTCGATTTGGAATCAAAAGCCGAGCAATTTGAAGCATCAATTTTGTGGTTCCCAGAAGTGTTTAGCGTTGGCAGAAAACCAATTCTGATCGAGCAAGCGATCGCTAATTCTAAGCTCTGTGATTGTGGTTGGACTACTAAACAATCTTGTTCAAAGACTTGTGAGGCAATTAATGAAAAGCAAGCTTCCTAAAGACTTCTACCCACTAGTAGCAAGCACCGCCCAGAAGCTCAGGAACGCGAAACTGACATCGTCAGAGTGGGCTATCTGGAGCTACCTCGTCGAAGTCGATCCCTGGGGCAATCGCTATCACGAAGTTGAAACTTTGGAAGTCATGGAAAAATGCAAAGTTTCCAAGGCCACATATTACCGAGCGATCGCCAAGTTTCAAGATAACGAGATCTTTGATTTTCAAGATAAAGGCTTTAATGTCCGAAATTTACAGGGCGCACACAGTCTCAAAAATGAGAAAACTGTCTCAGAAATGAGACAACTTTCTCAAAATTGCGAGTCTCAAAATTGCGAAACCAGTCTCAATTTTGAGAAAACTGTCTCAGAAATGAGACAACTTTCTCAAAATTGCGAAAATCGCGGCTCAAAAGCCGCTCCTAGCAAGGATTCTGAAACGCCTAAGATCTCTTTAGATCAATTAGATCATTTAGATCGATCTGATCAGGACGATTTTTTAAATTTTGAAAACACAGAAGCAGCGCTTTGCGCTGATAATTTACCGCCAACAAAATCGACAACTCAAAAAATTGACGATTCTAGCCTTGATCAAAACGATGGATTAGCAAACATGCCTACAGATAGCGCAACTCCCGTTGATGGCGATCTTTTCCGCGGCCGCGTTGAAGATTTTATTTTGAAATCTCTGAAATTTTCACCCCGCGATCGCACTGCCTACTTTTCCCGATTTACTCCCGAAAATTGGCAGGATTGGGAAGCCAAATATAAAGCAACACTGACTCAACCTTCTTCGATGTATAAGACTTTTACACCTGAAAAAGTTGAGGTAGCAGATCCAAATTCTCCTGAAGTTCAAAAAGCGATCGCTGAAATCCGCGAATCATTGAGGATAAAAAAATGACGCAGCTTGATATCTTCTCACTTCCCGCTCAAAGTTCTAGTAGTGAATTACCTAAGGCAATTATCCCAATCGATCCAAAAATTGAGGCTGCTTTAAATTCTCTACTAGAACTCAAAGAATTAGCACTCTCTCAATTCCAAATCGGTTCTAGGATTATCGCTGGAGATCTGCATGGTGCGATCGCATCTATAGATGGTGAACTGTGCCAAGCGCTATTTGATGGCGAATCCAAAGCTAGAACTGTATTTCTAGATTCTCTTGAGCTAGAAAGCAAACCAATAAGCGAAGGTTGCATTGTCAAATCCGACTTGTTCTTCAAAGGCAAGACAGCCAAAGTTATCAATTTATATCAAATTGGCGCAGTGACAATGGCAACTGTTGAGCTTGAACTTCATAAATCATTAGTTAATTTTCCCTGCGGTATTAGCGCTTTGGAGGTTGTGACATGATTGCACTTGCTGGACATGGCAAAGATCCTCGACTTGTTCAACCTTCCATAATTCCAGAGTTTCAAATAGGCGATCGCATTAAAGACAAAGAAGGTTTTATCGGTGTAATCAAATCTGCCAGCGATCGCTGTATCACGGCTTCAAATAAAGATCAAATCAAATCTTACAACCTGACGCAATTTAAAAATATTAGGTTATTCATAGAATGTTTACCCACCTCGGAGCCTTTGAAGGAATCGGAGCATTCTCCGAAGCTTGTCGCCGTACAGGCAAAATCCAAACGATCGCCTATATCGACATCGACAAACACGCGCAGACAGTCTTCAAAGACAATTTCCCAAACGTCCCAATCTATTCCGACATCAGAGACTACCACCCCTGCAAAGGAATCGATCTCTACACAGGAGGATTTCCCTGTACAGGAACCTCTAACGCTGGGAACAAGCAAGGACTTAATCACCCAGAATCAGCATTGTGGTTTGAATTTCTCAGAATCATTAATGAAGGACAGCCCAAATTTGTCGTCATTGAAAATCCCGCCTCAGTCCTTAATAACGGACTACGAACAATACTTGGGGGACTCCGAATGGCTGGATATAGTTGGGACAATCCGCAAATCTTACAAGCTGCTTTCTTTGGAAGCCCCCAAAAAAGAGAAAGATTGTTTGTCATTGCCTACCCTAACGACAGGACAAGGATCAGGACGGAATGCTGGTCAAACCAGATTGGAGAAAGCATTAAAAGACAAAGGTTTTCGAGCCGATACCCAAGCTTTGAGCGCCGAGGGGATGAGCGTGCTATTCGGGTTCCCCCCGAATTGGGCAAAGTCGATATGTTCCAACCCAAAGGAATTGCAAACAGAAACGATGCTAGGCGACTGTTTGGCAGAACAATCGATCTCAACTGTGCCTCAGTCGTCATCAAACGAGTCCTCTATCTTGACCGAGTTTTCAGTAAATAACATCGATGCAAAATTGCAATTTCTACTAGAACAACGCGATCGCCTAATCAATTCTGGAGCAAGCCCCCAAGGTGTTTGGCTATCAGTTGGGCAAGTCTATAAAAAAGATTTTCGCCAAGTTGTTTGGAAATCTGCCAAAAATCATGAATGGTTAGGTGGTAACAAGTCTCGCTATATCGGTAAAGAAAATAGTGATGAACATCTATCTGCGATCGCCCAGCACAAAGCAGGGCAAGAATTAAGAAAAGTTGAGAGAGAACTTAAAAAGTTGCAGGTGAAATCATGAGTAATCCAATTCTTATAGGCAGTGCATTGACTACGGAATTCTACAGAGGCTATAGACTTGAGTTGTACGAAACGGATACAGGATGGGCGGTTAGAGTCCTTGACCGCCTTAATAGGCTTCAATTCATTACCTACTCTCACGATTTTGCAGTAGCCAAGTCACGGATTGATGATGAACTGGAAGGAACGACTGACGAAATCCCATTCTAAAAAATCATGACACATCAAAAATTCGCCTCTCTCGTTGCAAAAATGCGATCGCTACAAAAGGAATACTTTCGCGATCGCAGTCGGTCAACCCTTGACCAATGCAAGTTTATAGAACGTGAAGTCGATCGCGAACTTGAAAAGCTTTTATCGCCAGTCCAACAAACTACGCTTTTTTAAGTTCTAGTAGAGAATATAGGCGATCGCGCCGAGAATAACTTGTAGCTTACGTTTATGCGTTATCTCTTACGCGATCGCTATCTGCTACGTTGTAGCTCCCCTTCGGGAAAATTATAGGCTTTTGTGTTTCTCCAAAATTCTCGCACAGACCCGTCGATATGATTTTCGATCAGAAATAACCAAACCTATTGATAAATAATCATCTATGAATAAGCTAATAATCATTGACTAAATTAGATTAAAAAGTTTACCAAATTTGGCAATAAATAAATATTCGTTTATATATCTTACTTCTATCAAATCTCACCTGAATAAATAACAGATGACTTGTTAATGCTTTGTAAGAATAGGCTTGATTTTCCGTCTGTATCTTCTATTCCTTCTAAGTTTGCGTCCTGCTCAGCAAAAGGATTTGTGTAAATCTTAGGGAACACAAGATCGTAATGCCATTGGTTTTGTGGAATACCTTTTAACGCTAGTTCGGTATTAATAATTTGCTTTATTCCCTTGGCAAAACATATACGCACCGAGCCTACAGCGATCGAAAAACTCAATGCTGGTTGCGCTCCCAAGTCTCGCAGTCCCCGACGCTCACCAAGTAGCCACGGTGGAATACGGCTAATCATCCCAATCCGCGATCGCCACAGTTCGACATTATCCCGTAACGATGTTTCATTGGCAGGTAATTGACCAACACGCCCAACCGAAGCCCCAGCCATCAAAAACATATGTGTAACGGGCCCTTCTTTTAACCTTGCCTCATACTCAGTTTTATATTGCTGCTTGTATGCCTCATCTGTTCCTTCAGGCATAAAGTGAGTTACTGGGTTGTAACCTATTTCGGCGCTGACAGCTTCAAGAACCTCGATCGCCCGTTCTAGTCTTTGCCCGTCGGCAACTGCTACCCGATAATGCGATCGCCCGTATTTATTCTTTTGCCGATAGCGCCAATGAACGACAGTAATCGGATGTAGCTTAATCGGATCTGGATCGCTGATTTTTCGATACTGCTCAAACCTAATTAATTGACCTGAAGTAACTTGACCATCCTGCACGAGCTTTTGATATTCGGGTAAGTCCCCTGCTTCAACTCGGAAAGTTTGCCACGTTGGAAGAAACTGTAAGCCACTAATCCGCATGTTATTGAAATCAATGGCAATATTCCCAAAGCAGTCGCCATACCGCATGAAACGGTCTACAGCAATTTGAAAGTCAACACCAGACAGCACACGCTTTTGAAGTTCTTGCGCTATTTTCACGGTTTGAGGGAATCGGTTAAATTCATTTTCAACGATCGCAAAGCCACGCTCATCCCCTGCCTCCGAGCCTAGAGTGTAATCGCTAAATATTTCTTGAGCAGTATCGACTTCTGGATTATGGTCAACAAAATTCATTAATTCCCTAGCCCGACGACTATCACGAAAAGGAATCTCGTCTAAATCTGGATCGTCGCGACGTTGTAATAGCGAGATAAAATTGTTATTACCTAATGACGGGCGCGAGTTTCCCTCAAACTTGGGGCGATCGCCGAAAATAGTTTTATAAAACTTTTGAAATATATTCATGGCAATTTTAACCAGTTCCGATAAGTCTAAATATTTTTCTGAAGTCGTAGCAACTAGCACAACCTTGGACGGTTTACTGATTATCGCTCAAGCAATGTGTGAATCAACTTATGGCGCAGATCGTCCGTTGGAATTGCAGTCGTTTACAGATATTGTTAACCTATACCCAGCGTCAGGAATTGCACTAATTAAACGATCGCCTGTTATTGCGGTTTCATCAATTTCAGTACGTCGCGAAGTTGATAATTTCGGTAGTTCTAGTAGTGAATGGCAGTTACTAACAAGTAATGAGTATTCTGTGGATACTGAGATTAATCAAGTCAATATCAACTATTCAAACAATTGGGGAATGCTAGGCGCAAGACGATCGCCTATGCAAGCAAAAATTACCTATACATCAGGCTTTGATTTCAGTACAGATACCAGCCAAGAAGCAGATAACATCAGGGCAATTTGTGGACGCATTGTTTCTTATATGGAACAACCTATTGCGATCGGTAAAGCAAATATTACTGATGCTGTTGGGTTTCAAGCTTATGTTTCTGCAAATTCATTTTTAGGGATTTTCTTAGCCCCATTAAGACAATATAAGCCAAGGTAAAAAAAATATGCCATTCAACATTCAAGGAGGAGACTTTTCAAATATAAATGACTTTGATGCAGCATCAGAAGTCCCTAGAATGATTGTGCAAACTATTGGTGAAGGAGTCGTTTTTTTAACAAGGGATTTATTAGTAGGAGATCAAAAGGCCAAACAAGGACGTATAGACAATTTCTATAAACCAAGTAGATCAAGAAAAAGCCCAACGACTCCCCGTCCCCCCAAAGCCCCTAAACCACGAAAGAAAAAATCTTTTGTAAATAAAAGTTTAGCTGCAAAAGCCGTAGGTATCGGAACTAGAAAACAGACACCAAGAGCCGCCAACTCAAACGACATTAAACGGGCTGGGAGAACTGCATTAAGCCGAGGCAACAGAGCGCTTGCCAGATTTATCGCCGCTAGATATAGCCCCAATGCGATCGCCAAATACAACGATTATGCTGGTAGGTTGAGTCGTTCCAAACGGCTAATTAAGCAAATCGTTGAGATTGACGCAAATACTTTTAGAATCAAAAAACATATAGTTAGAACAAGCACCGATGGCTTAACTCCATATAGTTGCACTTGCCCAGACTTCTCGCAATTCTCTGATGATGCACGAACTTGGCTAGGCTCTAAAGCTGGACCGTTCAATCCTTGTAAACACATGATGGCTGTGCGCGATCGCTTTAGCGGTGGAGGATCGGGCGCAGGCTGGAATTGCAACAACGGTATTTGCACATTCAGCGCTGTTAGTGGTGTATATGCAACCAAAGCATTGTGCGAAGCTGCGCTGATACCACCGTTGTTCACAGGTGGGCAATGTGCGGTTAGATATAGGATCAGATTTGAGTGGGGAATTTATGACGTTGCAACAAACACTAGAATCGGAGGCTCGTTCGCAAGCTTTACTTGTAGCGATCCAATACCATGTATTGGCCCTCTAGGTAGTCCATCTTTTGGGAGTGACGCAACATTTAAATATGTTGAATTCAGTTACAACGATGGAACCTCAAATGTAGTAGCCAAACTAGGCAGCGTAAACAAATCAGTATTCGATCTCAGGGATCTAGTAATGTCAGTACTTATTGGAGTTGACAACCCTAGCAGGTGCGACGGAGGCGTAGACAATTGCGGAAACGCGGCAGGTACTTGTCCCTAGATAAACGAGCTTGTATACAAGCTCGGAACATCGCACACCATCACGATCGCATCGGCGAGATTAGTCGATCGCCCAAGTCGTTTTTTAATCTCATCCTTTGACTCAATCAATATTCCCCGCATTGTCAATGACCAACGAGGCGCAGTCAGTTCGGCAATAATTCTAGGGTCATCAGGCAATGTAATTTGTGGATCGTAATTTGGGTCAAGCGCTTCTCGAAACTTCCACCACCATTCTGCTCTTTTATTAGCAAAGGATAATTTTGCCGAGCGATCGCGCTTAAAAGATTTCTTGCCCGCATCCATAGCGATCGGTTCAAGCCCTTGAAGTTTTGCGATATCAACAGGACTAGCGCCAATACCACCTATATCTATTTGGATAATACACTTTTGCCCTTGCATCGCGTTGATGATGTATTGAACTACTTGCATACCGTCTTGAGCTTTGATGGCTGGATATTCCTTAGTTTGAATATTTACCCCCCGCCGAATTGCGATCGCACAGGCATCTTTACCACCACGGCTAGGGTCACAGGCGATCGCGTCAATTGGTTCTAGTAGAGTTTTTGGTTCTAGTAGTTTTCCCCTGTTAATTGCGTCTTGCACCCAAGAAGTTGGGATAACTTGATACGGCGTATCCTGCATCCCCGATGTGAAGCCCTCCATCATGGTGCGACGAAGTTCTTCGGGCAGTGAGTTGAGTGTGCTTTTATAGCCAGTCAGCAACAAGATCGGATTGTCGTCAATACTGGAATAAATAAACGTCCTTGACCTTGCATCAAGTGTGCCCTCGTCTACTTCCTTGTCTCCTAAATACCAACGAATTTCACCGCTTTGCGCTGGGTTAGGATGACGTTTATCTAGCCAAGGAGCCCAACTGCTGATAATCCACTGCCCTTCTTGAGTATCTGGTGGGTTAGTTGTCGCCACAGTTCGGCATCGTTGACCGACTACACTTGTGCGATTCCAAGTTTTTACATAGTCATAGATTGACTTAGGAAATTCTGACAATTCGTCAAATGCTTTTAGATCGTGCGCTCGGCCTTTGTATTTAACTTTTTCCTTTTCTAACTTACAACCGCCTTTCTCTACCCAGCGATCGCCATATTTAAGAATGTTGGTTTTGCCATGAAAACGGTACTGATTATCGAGTAACTCACCCTCGATCCGAGCAATCATTTCGTTTAGCTGCGATGCTTCTCTTCTGAGAATTAGCGATCGCCTATGTGCTGTCAATGCTAACCCCGCAATTAAATCGCTCTTGCCTCCCCCTGGTTCCCCACCATATAGCAAATCGTCGGCAGGAGAATAGTAGGCAAGCTCTTGAGGTTTGCCTTTGTATGGTTGCCATGCAATAGGAGGTAGCTCTATCTCGTCATCATCAAATAGATCGTCAATTTCTTTGAGCTTGCGATCAACCCTTTGCTGGATTCCCACATCAGCTTTCTACTTCATCTTTAACAACCACTTTCCCGTCTTGAATTACCCAGCGATCGCGAAATTGGCGATCGGGTAATTCCGAACCGTCAATAATTAAATATGGTCTAGGCTGATCTCCATTGAGTAGCGGAATATCTTTTCCTCCAATCTGTTCTATCGTTAGCCCGCTATCTAGAACAGGGGTCATTATTGAAACGCCGCCATTATCATTCGTAAATACTATTACTTTCATTATCTAATCACCATTATATTAACGATACTTGCATCAGCAAAACTACCTGTCGAGCTAAAACCAGTGCCTACCCGAACAGAACCAGTAGTGTAAACTGCGTTATTAACCCAAGCGATTGGGTCGCTACTACCTACACCAGCAGCCGTGGCAACAACAGCATAGTTAGTGTCAGACATCGCAGTAGCAAAACTAATAGTATAATCGCCAAGACTGTTGTCAGTTACAGAGCTCACATTTCCACTACCAAGAATCGCAAGAGTTCCAGTCCCATTAAAATTCACCCATGCTCGTAAACCAAATATTGGAGCCGATCCAGATTGCGCGCCGTTTAATTTTGGCGCAGTAATATTTGCCTCAGCAATCTTGGCTGTTGTTACGTTTAAATCCGCGATCTTAGCAGTAGTTACGTTTAAATCCGCGATCTTAGGCGTTGTGACCGACCCATCAGCAAGACCGCCAAGCGAAAGCGCTTGAACCTCTAAAAGAATTTGCCTTAATAAATCCGTTTCTGTGGCATTCATTGTGTAAATTCCTTTAGAGTTCAAGTCACGAAAACCATTGAGGATACCTCTTAATGAGTCGATCGCAGTAGTCATTTAACGACCTTGGATAATTCTTAAATAGTCAACTTGCAAGTTGCGAGCCGCAGCACCTGGGTTTTTAATTCCAAAAAATGGAACCATCGCTACACCTGTAGGGAAAGTAGCAACGTTGACGCTATATTCGGAGGCAAATTTAACGTCATTGGCAAAAACTTTTAAAGTCGTACCGCCATCAAAGTGAAGCTGTAAACGCACATCGTTAGTTCCGTCGTTTGCAACAACTTGAGTAGATTCCTGGACAGTTTGACCGCTAGCCTTGTGAGTCCAAATCCATTGAGTTGGCGCATCGTGGTCAATCGTAAAACCAAATAAACCAACGTCTGCAAATTCAGTTGTAGTGTCTGCCATGAAATTGGCAGCGTTAGCGGCATGAGTCGCAAAGCCCACAAAGTACGCGCCGTTAACCGTGCTTGAAGCTCGGACTTTAAACTCAGCCCACAATGCTTTACCAGAGTTTGCAGTGATGTTAAAAAAGTCATTACCGCCAGTCGTGAAGCCATCCAAGCTTAAATACTGTTCATCGTTTGCAGTTGCCGTGCAAGCAATTTGGAGTCTACCACCAGCACCGTCTACAGACGTGACATTACCGTTACCGTCACCAGTGTATCGCCATCCGAATGGTTGTAATGTGGTCGCAACGCTCGATCCTTGTGGGCGGATAAAGTCTTCAAGATACTCAAAAAATAAGTTTGGGGAGAAAACAAGCGGTGCTCTAGTTTGCCCCCAAAACGAAGTACCCCCATGAGGAATATAGTCAGGAGCGAAAGCAAGCTTTGCTCTCTCCAATGCGGCCAGTGCTGCTATCTGATCATTTGTGGTCATAATTCTTAGTTTCCTTTCCTGTTCTAATAAACTTTGATTTTTCGGGCTTAGGATAGGTCAAATTTAAATCAGGGCAATGACCTACTTTTTGCAATTCTGGACAAATGCGATCGCCTCCTAGGTTGGTGCAAATCTTTTCGCCGCAGGTTTCACAAATTAAAATGCCCTGACTGTTTTTAATCATGATTAAAAGGGTGCATCAGTAACGCGAACTTCAACAACTCTAAGCTGTTGTTCTGAGTCAATTGCGGGATCAACATCAAGATCGCCGACGATCCGATCTGCTGTCCAAATCCAATCGTCAACCATTTGGAAGTTGTCTTCAGTCGCTCGGCGCATTTCAGGTTCCATGCCAGTTGCATTAGCAACAGCATAAAATCCCATTGCAATACAAGCTCTAGTAGTTTTAGCGCCATCGCCAAAAGTCGTAGTGAATACACCTTCAGTCCCAGACGCACCGCCAGCAAAAGCAGTAGATTGAAACAAGTGGAATCCGCAAGCGGTAAGCATATAGCCCGACACAGTGGGCATATCTCCGTTAGTAACTTGAGTCAACATTTCGGTTAAGTACTCAACCGACTTCTTCTCAGTATTGCGATTGTTGGAGGTCAGCGAGTTAACTAGAGGTACTAGGCTCAAAGGATTGCCAACTAAAATAAGGGAACCCATTGCGTCAGTATCAATATTCAGAGCACCAGTCATGTATGCATAAAGAGCATTCAAGAAAGACTCCGAAAGCGCTCCATTGTCACCCGCATTAACATCTAAAGCAGTTGTAGTTACCGAGCCATTGTCGTTATAAACAATCCTAGTAGTGGCTAACAAACGAGTCCTGATACACAAATCAAGATCGGCTTCTTGATGCTTGCCCAATTTCTTCATGACTCGATTTTCCAAAGGAATCATTGAATATGCCGAGAGGAACTGCGGAATCGAAACAGGAACAGTTAAGCCCCTTCTCTGCAAAGTCAAAGTTACCGAATCAACAACATATTCTTGGCGAGTTGCTCCAGGACCAGCAAGAGGCATCAAGTTGGTTGAAACATCAGAAGCAGGAGGAATATCGCGATCGCGAGGAACTTGAATTGTGTCACCTGGTCCTTTGCCTAATTCCAGATTCTTAAAAGCAAATTGCCAAAAAACATAAGTACCGCTATGAGTAGTTCTCATAAACGAGCTTAAATAATCAAGCAACGCTGGCAAAATGTCAGTTCTAGCAGTCGCCGCCGCCTTGTCGGTTAAGCCGCGTAAAAAGCCATGCTTCTTAACCATCGATTCCATCTCTTGACGAAGATCGGCTTTATGCTTCAAGAAAAAGCTATCAATTGTTGAAGTATCTCGCTGCAAATATTGAATACCGCGCAATTGATTGGTATACATTTTGCTGTCTGCTTTTGCCACGCATTCAACAAAATCTTTAAATAGTCCAGTCTCCCGATCGCGATCGCTTGCTAGCAATGTATTAACGCCTGGCATAGACACACCAGATTTATCGGATACTGGATGAGAATGACCAAGAGCAGTAAACACATTTGCTATGGCGGCTTTTTCATTTTGAGCAGTTGCCAAATCAGACTTAGCCTTATCAAGTTCAGCTTGCAAAGTCTTGATATCAGTTTCAAACTTTCCCTCAACTTTCTTGGTTACGTCATCAGTTACAGAAGCGATCGCAGTCTTCAACATGCTCTCTAGTTGAGATGCAGCCAAAGTCACAATCTGATCTTTCTGTTCTGGTAAAACTTGATCGGGTTCTGCCGCAGCAGTCGAGATGACTTCCTTGTTTTTTGCTGCTTCGATCGCGCTTTGCTCAGTAACCGCACCTGTACCAGTCACAGGCGGAAATTCTGAAGCGATCGCACGAACTGGTCTAGGTATCAATTGCTTAGTCATTTGTGCGAAATTTGTGCAGTAACTTTATGATTGATTCTACTACCAAATAAAAAATATGCGCGTCAAAGTCTTGTTTACCGACAATTTGGTCTCGCGGAATCGTGCGCGATGGTCTGCGGCAGAAATTCAAAAAATGCCTTCACTAATAGTTGGTCATCGTGGAACACTTGATCACGCCTGGGGAAGTGTTGCAAATCGGTGGGGAATTGTAGTTAGCGCCAATGCTGTTAAGGGGGAAATTCCCAAAGATTTGTCGCCAGAGGAAAAAGCCGTCGTAGATAGAGAGGGTTACTGGTATGCAGAATGTGACATCGAAGTAGCGATCGCTAATGTCCCCAGTCGAGCATGGTTAGCTGAAATGATTCAAAGTCTGTTGCTTAGCGAAAACTCCATAGGCTTCAGTTACCGATATATGCGATGCCCTAATTGTGAGTGTGCAGCGGGAGACTTGCGATCGCCTAAATGCCCTAACTCTTATGAAGATATTTCTTATTACGAGCGTGTTGATGTGCAGGAAGTTTTTGAAGTAAGCTTTGTGGAAATTCCCGATGTTCGCCGCGCCCGAATCTTGGAAATTGACGGTGTCAAAGTTGAAAATTTACTACTAGAACAAAAATGAACTTTCTTGCTGCTTTTATAGCGATCGCTACTTTTATGATTTGGGGTCACTTTCTACTAGAACGAACTTGGCAAGTTGCTGACGATCTTGACGCTGGTTTCTTTTGGTCAATAATCCCTGTGGCGATCGCACTTTGGGTAGCTTTGTATTTAGCAAGTGCTTAAAAGCTAATCGTTATTGCAGCCATTATCAATAAACTAAAAAATCGTCATTTGCTTATGTAGAGTGTAATTGACGATTTTTTAGTGTGCAATAAGTGCGGGAAAATATACAGGTTATTTGCAATAAAAAGCGATCGCCCAAGTCAGTAAGCGATCGCCTTAATCCGCGAAGTCATAGTCAATTTTTCTTCTGATCAGATCCTATAGCAAGCAATCCAACAAAGCCCAAAGACGCTTCATTAATTAGGCGAAATATGTTAGGCGCAATGCCTAGCTCTGCCAGCAACCCACTTGCGGCTCCAGCCACACCAATTACAGTTAATAGCCTAGTTTTAGTCATGCTTTTAGTTCTAGTAGTTAATAAATAGGCGATCGCCGCCGACGCTATTCTGTTGCTTCTATTCTATAGCGATCTCTCGGCTATACGCTGTTTGTAGTTAATAAATAGGCGATCGCCGCCGACGCTATTCTGTTGCTTCTATTTTATAGCGATCTCTCGGCTATACGCTGTTTGCTGCGTTGTTAGTCTTCTTCGTGATTAAATTGAGACTTTAAATATGCCTTAGCCTCATCAGTCAAACGAGGGTTAGCATCAATAAGCTCTAGCCATTGTTCTTCATTCTCAGGTATAGAGTCATTAATAGACTGCAATAACTCATCGAAATATTCACCAGCAACAACCAAAGAATTTTGCATAAATTTTGACAAGCATTTCAATCCAAGCATATTTTACAAAATTCTCGCGTTGACCCGTCGATATGATTTTCGATCAGAAATAACCAAACCTGTTGATTAGCTATTTATTTAATTATTAATTACTTATTCTTATTATCAATTGAGATTCTAAATGTTGACAATCAGCGATCGCAGCTACCTTACAGCACCTCACAGAAAACGATTATCAAAATCAATGCTGTACTTGATACGATCGCGTAAGTTACACCGTACTAACTCGCTACTCGATTACGGCTGTGGTCATGGCTTTGAGTGGCAGTACTTGCGATCGCTTGGTTACGATGCACATGGTTACGATCCACATTACTTTCCCGAATATCACCACAGGCAATTTGATGTAGTGACATTACTGCATGTCCTAAATGTTATTCCTAGGTTTAGCGATCGCATTGCAGTTTTGCGAGATGCATACGCTAGATGTAAATCGGTTCTAGTAGTAGCATCGCGATCGCCCCAGCCATGTGTCGGAACTGACTATCTAGATGGCAAGGTGACTCGATACGGCTGGTTTAATAAATGCTATTCGGACTTAGAACTAAAGCTATTCTGTGCGCGATCGCTGGGCGTGGATGAGGGCAGGTTTAGGCAGATTGGGCAAAAAGCTTTTGTACTTCACCGCTGACTAGCTCAGTATTTATAGCGTGAGTTGTTGCTTAAGCGATCGCTTGCTGCTTCGTTGACAGCTTTCTTCGTGGCTATTTCAAGTCATAACGGGATTGTGTCATCTTCTCCACCGACAAAGCTAGACCCAGACCTCAATAACTCTGTCATGCGATCGCCAAATATTTGACGCTCTAAGTTAACAACTCTTTGATCGACTCTCACATAAAACCTAGCCAAATCGTCAAGTCTGTGATCGGTGCGTTCGATATGAGTGTCAAGTTTTTTGCCTACATCATTAATGTCTTCACTAATTACCGTTAAGGTTTGGGACTGTTTCCCCAAAGCAAATATAACCCCAGCCACCGCCAAGAAAGTAGCAAATATAGCGAGAACATCTTGCAAGGTCATTCTTTTCTACCCTTGGTTAATTTAGCCCGTACAGCCTCATTCATTATCTCAATTTCGTTTAGTACTTGCATAGCATTTATAACTGAATCTAGCGAAGTGTGATTTTGCTCACTCAACTGCAATTTGTCTTGAACATACTCGATCGCTAGCTTCATTGTCTTTGGTATCTCCTTAGTCCATTCCTTGGTCTTGTTGTAAAGAGCCAACCTATATTCACGTTGCAAATCTTTGTCAGTTTCCAGCAACTTCCGATAATTAGAAATTGTCCGAGGATGGCAACTGAAAGTTACCGCAACTTTTTTGTCATCACTAAAAGCGGCTTCGGCAAGTATTAACGCGGCGCGATAGCGATCAAGTCTGTTTCCCATTTTTCTGTTTTGGGCGCGATCGCACAATCAATTCTAAGTCGTATATTCTTCTTTCTATTTCTGCATACCTTAGCTGGATTGGTATTTGCTCAGGTTGCTCCAAGTATTTAGCGATCGCAGCTTGAATAACCGCAGTGCGGTCAACACCCAATAACCTAGCATTTACATCCACTCCGTTAACTAAAGTCTGCGGAAGCCGTGCATGTATCTGCGTTCTAGTAGAATTATTTTCCACTCGATCCTATTTCGATTACAAACAATTACTGATATTCTAGGTCATGTAAAGAACCAACTACCTAGCGATATTACGTTTCTCCAGCGTAAAATAAGCGTCAATTCTTTTTGCGAGTAGAAGAATTGACGCTTTTTTGTTGGATAATTATTTAAGGCCTAAAAACCTTTTGCTAGAAGAATTAGATCCCATTGTTAAACGACTTGTGCCGCAATACGCAAGTCGTTTTTTATATGATTAATGCTGGTGTATTCCCGACAATGCAGGGGCGATCGCACCCATGCAAAAATTGATTATCTTGTTTGGTTAATAAACCTGAACTTACTAAAGATTTTGAATACTCTAATGCAAACTTGCCGCCACGTACCATCGTGATACTGCTCAATAAATCGGATCTTCCTTCCATGTCAAGAGCAGCCACATTACCCTCTTGAATGAGAAACCAAAATCTAATTCTATTCGATCGCCCATCACGAATAATTCTAGCTATGTACTTGTCGGTAATGCCTTTTATGCCTTGGACAATGCTTGGATAATCAGAAAAAACCACATTTAGCGGAGTCTTTGGTTCAAGACTTAACATTCTAGATTCGTTGCGATCGCTTACTTCTACTAGAACACTTTCAATTTCAGTTGTGTCGTAACCATTGCAAACTATCCTTGCCTGTGGGCAATGCGATCGCCATATCTCAGGCTCTTTAATCAAACATGCAATTATCTCACCATCGGCTTGAGAAATTAACTTAGATGAGTTGTAGTCCTTTCCCCATCCTGAAGGGCAGAAAAATGCTGTATGTGGATATAGCGATCGCTTCTCTTCTTTGACCAAATCGGTTAAGTCAAACAGCTTAGATGGCTTTGCTATATGCACTGGTACGCAGTCAAGATCTCTATTCAAAGATGGAGTTCTTAGCGGCGCGGCTCGTTTCGCTAAAGTCACACGAGGACATGGAGTATCTGGGAAAGCCTCTTCAATTAAGAGAGCAACAAGTTTTCTTTGATCTTCAATCGCCATTGAATCCCAATGCTCAAGAAAATCATAGGGCTTGCCCTGCTTATAGCAAGCGACAAAAGCTTGCCTTTCGTACCATTTAATAACGTCGTCAGGCAAGCTTAAAAATTCTGCTAGCGGATCGTCTTTCATCTGACACCTGTAGCAGTTTGAATTGCTTGAAACAAATAGCCCGACAAATTAATGCTTTGAACTATCACAAATCCCCATCCTAGCCAGCCAAGATTTAGAAAAGGCTTAATCCAAAACATCATTACCACCATATAAATACTGGGAACCCAAACACGATAAGGCGATATGACTCTGGTTCCCACGTTGCGCTCTAGCCAAAGCCACAGCAAGCCGATAATTGCAACTATAAAAATGATAGTTGCTAGTTTTTGAAGGAATGCGATCGCCTTGTCATCAATCAGAGTTCCTTTGATAAATCGATCTTGCTGCGGCTGTGCTGCTTCAGTCGGAGTAGAAGCAGAGTTAGCCATCTTTGCTCTTAGCTGTTCTTTTAATTCTGCTGCTGTTGCCATTAATTCACCCTCTCGGATTTTTCAATATGGCGCAACTGATTGTTGTAATCAGGAGAAATCAAATGAGTGATTGCCAAAAAAACTACTCCAGAAATCACAAAATATATAATTCCTTTCATTACACACCTCCAAATTCCTTTGCTGGTAAAGGTTGTCTTGGTTGATTAGGAAGGCAAATAACTTCAATACCACATGTCAGCAAGTCTAGATTCTTGGAAGCGGGAACGGGCTGCTTCTCCACTCTAAGACTCATCAGGGTTAAAGCCCCAATAATGGCAATAGAACAAACTGCCATGCCTGTTAATGGATCAAATCCAAAAAAACGCCCAGACTGCTTAGATAATTCCTTTGCACCTTGAGCCTTTTCTTCGGCGCGGACAACACTAATTGCAAGATCTTGAGTTTTCTCCAATGCTTTCTCAGCAGCTAATTTTGTTTCCATTAGAAGCTTTTGAGCATAGTTATTGTGAATAGAATCAATCTCTTGACGATGCTTGATATCTTTAATCTCGTCGTTTACAAGGCTGAATCCGTGGGCTACAGTTTTTTGCAATTTCAATTGAGCAATTTCCAAAGCATCTTGTCGCGCCGCTAATTTCGACACACCCGATTGCAACGACTCAATTACTGAATCGATGATCTGGTCATCACACTGCATTTGCGGCGGTAAAGATTCCATGATCTCAGCAGCTTCTGCTAGAACGATCGCATCATCTTTAGGCATCATCATCACCATAGAAAAGGGCTCGGATATTCGATTGAGATTCTGATGGTGGAAGCGATCGCACTTCATAAGTTGCAGATTTTAAAGCAGTTGAACTTGATGAAATCTCAGACTTTATAAAATCGGCAACTTCTAACTTGCCATGATGGTAGCCAGCTAAAACCGCTCTACCTTCAGCGATCGCCATTTGGCGACCAATCTCAAACTTTGCAGTTAAATCCAAGTCCATATCAAGAGCTTGATCGGCTTCTTGCTTAACTTGCTTAGCGGATTTACCCTTCTTGACGGCTTGCCTTACATCATTCATAAAAGTTCAACCTCGTATTTCATATTTTCTAGAATCAATTGAGTTGCCTTTCGGGAATATTCAGCAATTCCGTCAGGCAATCGCGGAGTTAAATCGTCTAAGCAATACCCTTTGATTGGATAATTTGCCCAGTCATGCAGCTTCAGTTCTTGGATTGATATCTGAACCAGTCTTTGTTGCGATCGCCTACTCAAATCTGGATATTGAAAAACAATAATTTCAGCAATGTAGGCAGTACAAAACCATGGCCAGTCAATCAATTCAATCCGCTTCTTTTGCCGAAGAGGGGGCGGCGTAGGATGTGCAGATTTAAGTTTGTTCATAGGCGCGAATAGTTACGAATATTCGTTTTAGTTCGGGCGAAATGTTGCGAACGTTCGCGAATACATAGGAATTTAATACAGTATTAATAGGCTGTCAATACTAATCTGTATGTATTTTGTATTGCTTTTCTATGCTTTAACCATCAAAGCTATACAGTGCTAAACTCATAGGGATTTAATACAGTGCTGTATATGTCTAAAGCTTTTAATATTTCTTTGCCCGATAAATGGTCAGAGTTGGTTAGCGAGATTTCTAGCCATACAGGCGAATCTATGGCTTCTATTATTCAAAGAGCTACGATCGCTTATCTTGAAAATGCGATCGCCACGGGATTAATTAATAAGTTGCGCAGTGAGTCAGACGTAGATAAATCTGAATAGTTCTAGTAGTAAATTGCAATTTAAGAAGATTCTGGGCGTTCCCCTACGGGTCGGGCTGTCCACTACCAATCGAGGAGGACTGAAAAGCAAGAAAATCAGGGGATGCAGCGTCTCCCTTACCGCCCATCGAGCCACTGCATCCCCTGATTTTCTAAAGCCTTTCAATCCTCACGATTCCGTTCCCATCCCTAACGCAAGTAGTTAAGGTTTTCAGTTTCTGCTTCAGTTAAATATTGAGCATATGTGCCACTGATACAGTCGGTTAAGTTGTCTCATAAAAGCCCTAGGTATCGACAAACTTAACCGACCGTCTCAGCTACCACCAGCCTGTAATTTTGCCGTCAATGAGTCTAGGCTAGGGGCGAGAATATATATCTGTTAATGCGATCGCAATTTACCGCCCCTAGCCTAGCCACACCGACTAGATCCCACTTTGACCACTGCTCTCGTGAATCGAACCCCTTGCAGTCGGTTAGATAGCGTCAGTTGCTTGCATGTACGGGGTCCGATTCACTCGAGGCAAGTTACAAAGTTAAGTTGTCTCGGTAGAGGTGAAGCGTTCGCTTCACGAGGGATCTCTATACTGCGCCCCGTTGGTAGAGTTTTGCACTTTGACCACTGCTCTCGTGAATCGAACCCCTTGCAGTCGGTTAGATAGCGTCAGTTGCTTGCATGTACGGGGTCCGATTCACTCGAGGCAAGTTACAAAGTTAAGTTGTCTCGGTAGAGGTGAA